ATGAAATTGAGTCACTACAAGGTGATTCACAATTCACAGGCTTACAGTCTCATAGAAGACTTTCGCCTTTACTATGATCGTCGTTTACCGACGAACATAGTCCCTTTCGAACTTGAAAAGTTCGTTAAGGGCGTGCACAACTTGTACCTGAAGCAGGTACCAAGTTGTCTTACTCTTCGAAGAGCCGGTAGCCGGCTCTCGAAGGAAGTAGAGCCCTTCCTCAAGGAGGACGGGTTCTTTGATATCTTACAGGATCTCAAGGATCCTGAAGATGCGGATGGTGAGGCCATAGAGCCTTACTTTTCCAGCGAAGCCTCCGAGTCTGACTCGGAGAGCGACGACGTGCCGCAGCCTGAGAATTCAGGCCGCGACAGAATCAACTACGAGGATCCCTTTAGGATCCTCGCAGGATGGGCGTTCGCCTCGCAGTATTGCGAGGAACGTCCTAAAATAAACGTGTGGCCGGGAGGTACCTTCCGACTACAAGACAAGATCAGTCCCGCACTATGCGGTTCTGATCGTAAGAACTCCACATTCTTTACGAAGGTGGAGAACCATGATGAAAAGATGTACCTTCTTTTCAATCACACCCATTGGGGCCATAGGATCCAAATGGGGAGAAAGGAGAAAGGTCCTCTAAGGAACTTCTCCAATACTCTCTTTCGAAGAATCTCATTCTTCGTGAGAGGAAAGCACGATCCGGTGTGGACACCGGACGAGCTAGTTCGGTTTGCCGACTACACGTCAAACCGAAACAAGACCTATAGAGCCCAAAGGCTCTTAGAGGTCCTTAAAACCGTTGACGGACTGTTCAGTCAGCGGTTTACCTCATATCCAGAGGAAATCTGGACATGGGAGAAATACGATTTGTTTGTCATACAAGCAATATCGATTCTCCTCACCGACGAGTTCTTCGACGGTGAGCTGACGGACTTCTCACTAGATGAGCAAGTCACGCATTACGAGCAGTTGAAAAAGGCTCGTAAGGGGTTCAAACATGTTATACACATGGATAAACCCGAGGAAGGAATTTTCCTCTTGGATGGCCAGCCACGCTGGATCCAATCCTACCTCCGCGACGTCTGGAACGCCGCGGTGCGTCACAAGGACCACTCCAGGCTTTACCTGGCAGGGGTCTTGTCCCAGAGCAGAGGTTCTGGGACACCTCCTCCACTTATGACCCTAAGGTCTAAGCGGAAGTTTCTCCAGTCGGTGGAAAGTCCACCGCCGGAGGTTACACGGACCGAAGAAGGAGTATTCCTTTCGGCCCTCGATGATGTGATGGGAGAACTCCCAGACCACATCTTTACAGGTCTTGACACGAAAGCTCGTGTCACGATCACAGGATCCGCTTGCTGGGAAGCAACGCGGTCCGAGGGCGGTACAGCCCAAGCCATACTTAGCCTAATGGCTAAGTATGAGGATATGCCAATTCCCATTCGGGATTTGGATACAGGACAGCCGACTTCATTCAGAATGAAGGACGACTTTGAGTCCATAGGCACAGCGATATTCTTCGCATGCCTGGACGAGGTCCTCTACACATCTGTAGAGGAACTCAGAGAGGTTTTCTTGACCGTTGTCAAGGAACCCAGTAAATCCCGCATTGTCACGAAGGGACATGCGGCGCTGAAGATCGTGTTAGACACGGTCTCCAAGATATGCTCGTGGCCCTTAAAGAAGGGCTTCACAAGCTCAGCATCCGGGATGGGTAAATCCCACCACGGATGGAATCTCTTCAAGGACATGACCTCTGAAGAGATGTATGGACTCCTATTCCGAGAAGATCGGAAAAGGAGGGAAGAGGACACGTATGCCGATCACATCGACCGTGTCCAGTACTGGCAAGACCTTTGGTTTTGCAGTACAGATTACCAAGAGGCCACAGACCGAATGGTACACCAGTTTGCACGCCCAGTGGCGCGCAAATGGATGCTGAAGTGTGGGATTCCTCCCATACTCCAGGGAATAGTCCTCGGGGTTTGCTTCAAACCCAGGACTGTGTTCTTCACGGGAACAGGTCCCCTGAAGAATGTCGGCACTCACGTCAGTGACGACACGAGGCGCGTTACCCTTTACAGGGGCGTCCTCATGGGGGATCCACTTACCAAGGTGATCCTCCACTTCTCGAACATCATAGCGAGAAGAGTCGGGGCCGGCCTAGCCGGCGGCGACATATACCGGCGGTTTGGGAATGCCTCCCAAGCCGCTGAAGCTTTCATGAACGGAGTTCATGAAACTTTCATCTCAGGGCGAGATTACTCTTGTCCTGATGAGTCCCCTATCAGGAATACACCTGTAGGGGCATAACACATGGCTCCTTTTGGAGCAGCACTATGTTA